ATGGACAGGGAAATGTGACAGAATCATCTTATCATGATGTTGATATGTTTAAAAGTAATGGAATAAGAAAAATCAGAGGAAAACGCTTTTTTACACTTGATGAAGCTAAACGTCATCTTCTTCGTTATTTCGAAAGATATTGTCATAAAATTGTAGAATCTACAGTTTCATTGGGTACTGCTTCAGGTGCTACTGGTTCTAATGCGGGACCTGAGCGCACTGAGGGTGATATTGCTGTTAAGCCTGTTAAACTAGGAACTCCTATTTTTCGTAGAAAGAAAAAGAAGAAAGACGAATAGTATAATAGAATTATGGGGAAATACTACAAAGGTGTATATACCCCCCGTAATAAAGAAAAATACATAGGCAAGGGGGTGTGCAACTACAGATCAGGCTGGGAGCATACCATGATGAGATATTTGGATGAGAATCCTAAAATAGCAAAATGGTGTTCCGAATGTTTGATTATCCCTTATATGTTTGAGGGGAAACAGCACAAGTATTTCACAGATTTCTATGTTCAGACGGTGCAGGGTAAAAATATTTTAATTGAAGTAAAACCTTTGAGAGAAACAAAACCACCTAGAAAAACAAAACGAAAGAAAAAGTCAACTTTGTTGTACGAACAATACACATATGCCAAAAATATAGCGAAGTGGACTGCTGCCCGAGACTACTGTAAAAGAAGAAAGATAGAATTCAAGATCATTACTGAGAAAAATTTAAACTTGTAGATATAAATAAAATTAAGGAAATATCATGGCAAACTTGTTCGGTAACTTTATTCGAGACGATAACGTAGAGGCTCCAGAGTGGTTGAAGAGAATCACTTCTGTGTTCGGTCAGATGGACGCAGAGGAGGAAAGCAAAGATAACGGGACTGCTCTTATCGATGCTGGTAAGGTCGATCCTTCAATGGGAATGAATGGTGATGGCCTTGGTTCTCAGATGTACGGTAACATGCGTAGGTACATCAACTTTGAGGAACCCACTAAACCTCAAAAATTAAGAATCTACCGTCAAATGGCAGATTATGCTGAAATTAAATATGCGCTTTGGATGGTTACCCGTGAATTGATGAACTATAGCGATTTGGACGGGGAAGTTGGTCGATTAGTCATTAAGAATACTAAATTAACAGATAATATCAACAAAAGAGATAATTTGAAGAAAGAATGGAATTACGTATTCAATGATCTTATGAAATTTAAAGATACAGGTCATGATGCAATTATGTCTTTTTTAGTTTCTGGTGAATTGATTTACGAAAAAGTGGTTAATATTGAAAAACCCGAACAAGGCTTAAAAAGAATAAAAAGAATAAGACCTGACAACATTTATCCTGTATGGAATATTGAAATGGATGATGTTGAGAGTTTTCGTGTGAAAGACTTCCGTAATATCAGTTACGAGAAAACTTTCCCTAAAAGTCAATTTTCATATGTCTATTGGGATACTTTCCTTCAAAATGCCGATTGCGGTGAAATGTATGTAACTTCCTTTCTGGAGCCCGTGAAGAAGGTCTGGAGGCAATTACAGCTTTTAGAAGAGGCAATGGTCATATATCGTGTAGTTCGTGCTCCAGAGAGACGAATTTTCAAGATTGCGACAGGTAATATGCCAAGACAGAAGGCAGAAGCTTATGTTCAGAAAGTTATGCGTATGTATCGTCAAAAAAAGATCTATAATACATCGACAGGGCAAATAGATTCGCATTCAAATATCATGGCCATGATGGAGGACTACTTTCTTCCTCAGCCAGCAGATGGAAATGGGACTGATATCGATACTCTTCCCGGTGGATGCTTGACGTTAGATACCAAGATTCCTTTACTGGATGGTAGGATCCTCGAAATGAAAGATATCATCAAAGAGAATAAAGAAGGCAAAAAGAATTGGGTTTATAGCTGTGATCCTAAGACGGGTGGGGTAGTGCCGGGACCTATATCGCATGCGGAAATAACTAATACGGATGCTAAAGTTATGAAAATCACATTAGATAACGGTAAACAAGTTACATGCACGTTAAATCATAAATGGCCCACATGGAATAAAGGAGTCGTCGAAGCCAATAAATTGGAAGTAGGTGATTCTTTTATACCTTTTAATCGAAAGTTAGAAACTATAAAGGGTACAGGTAAAGAATACCAAATGGTATTTGATAATGAAAAACAAGAGTGGGTATATACCCATAGAATGGTTTCCGAGTTCATGAAAGAAGCCGGGGAAGAAAATATTAAAGTGTATGAGAATGCCGACGAAGATAAAAGGGTGGTCCATCATGCAGATTTTAACCGTTTTAATAATTCTCCTGATAACTTACAGAGAATGGGATTTAAAGATCATTATAAGATGCATTCAGAATTATGGGGAAGTCAAGGGATGAAAGGATATGAAAAACATAGAGAATTAATGGATACCGATGAAGAATATAGAACTATGTATTCTAGAAACGTACAAAAAGGAATTGATTCTATGGATAAGGAGTCTAAAAACAAGCATATCTCTGAATCATTAACCGAATACCATAAAAATATGTCCGAAGTTGATAAACAGAAATGGAAAGAAAGGTGTGTTAAGGGAGGTACTAATGCTATAACCAATTTGCAAAATCGATTGAAATCCGAGCCTGAGCTTAAAGAAAAACAAGTAAAAGCCATTAAGACAGCGAGAAATACTCAGGAAAGTAAAGAAAAGCAGAGTTTGTTATCTAAAGAATTGCATTCGGATCCTAACTATCAAGAAAAAGTATTTGGACCTCAGACTATAACATACAATAATCAAATGATGAAATTAGTTGTGGATATAGCTAAAGAAAAGAGATACAAACAAGAAGAATTTTTGGAAGCTCTGAATGGTTCTTCTGAATTTATGTCAGTATTTATGAAAGAAAATTCTTCAGTGAAACGTTTTAAAAAGATTCAACATCAGCATCTGTTAGCTATGTTAAAGCAACATAATTATAAAAACTGGAAAGATTTTAATGATAAGATTGAGTTTTATAATCATAAGATTGTTGGGATTGAATATTTAGAAGAAACTCAAGTAGTGGCTAATTTAACTGTTGATGGGGCTGAAAAATATCATGATCATCATACATATGCTCTTGATATAGGAGTGTTTACTAAAAACAGCAATTTATCAGAAATTGCTGACATCGAGTATTTCCTTGAAAAACTATATAGGGTCCTCGAAATTCCAATTAACAGACGTTTGGATCATCCTACAGGGGATCAGAAATATAACACGGGTACTATCGGTGATATTTCATGGCAAGAGATGAATTTTTCTAAAATGGTTAATCAAATTAGAAGAAAAGTTATTTCTGTTATTTTTGATTGTTATAAGACTCATCTAAAACTAAAAGGTATTTGGGATGAATTCAATTTAAAAGATTCAGATTTCCAAGTCGAACTAAATCAAAACAATTACTTTGAAGAAATGAAACGTGCTCAGATTGAAGAAACACGTTTGAATGCATGGGGAACAGTCGCAGCATATGTTGGAACTGGACCGGATGCTGTGTTTTCTAAAGAGATGGCAGTTAAGCAATATCTAAAATGGACGGAAGAAGATTGGCTTAAAAATGAGGAACTTCGTAAAAAGGAAAAAGAAGAAGGTGATGCTGATGTTGAAGAAGGTGGTGGAGGACCCAACTTATAATGTCTGATTACAAGTTACTTCCTATTGAGTATGTTGATCATGATCTCGAAAGGGATGTAGAGCCTTTACCTTCTAAACCTCAAAAAAGGACTAAAGTATTACCTGAAAGTTTTTCCCGTGAAAGAACTGTTTTGGATCAAGGCTCTAAACCAGCGTGTGTTGGATATGCAATGAAATTATCCGTAGAAGAGCATTGGAAGAAGTTAATGTCTGCAATGTGGATCTACAATAAATCGAAAAGGTATGATCATATTCCCGGTGAGGATTATGATGGGACATCTGTTTATGGAGCATTGGTTATGTTAAGGGAATTGGGTGTTTGTGAACAAATCTTTTTCCCTGAAAGCGGAAAAGAAGTAGAAGGTGCTCTGAGTAATGCAGGTCAGCATAAAACTGTAGGAGAATACAGAGTCCTTAAGAAT